CATGCCACCTTCGCCGAACACCGCCTTATTGGCGAAGGACATCTGTGCGAATTTCGGTGCCAATTGCATGGCAAGCTTTGGATCACCCGTGACGGCAGTCAAATCCCGAAGGGTTGCCATCATTTCCGTCGACGAAACACCAATGGCATTCGTGGCGCGTGCGAAATTGTCGGCATTGCGGTTCATCACATCGCCGAGATTCAATGCCTTGAAGCGCGCGAACGTGTTTTCGTATTCTTTGGCGACTTCGTAGGTCTTATCGAGGACTTTGAACCCCGCATACCCTATGGCACCGCTGATGATGCCAAGCGTTCCTAGGACCTTGATATCGTGCAGTGTCTTCTTAAGAGCTACTGCCTTTGCGTCTGTCTTAGCAAAGTCCTTGGACATCGCCGCGAGCGCAGTGCTGACGGTATTTGTCAGCGCAATCGTGATGCCGATCTTGAATGCTTCAAACATCAGACATCCTCGATTTCGATGCGGCCTTCAAACACATATTCACCGACGAGTGCGGTGACGACGCTCTCCCCGACAATTTGCTTTATCTTCTCGAGATTTTCGGTCGCAGCGCTGCCGAAGGTTGAACGGGGAGGCATGTTCTTCGTGCCCAGCTCGTCATAGACGGCAATGTCCGAATCCGATCCGACAAACCCCTCGTTGTCCTTGACTTCACGCTCAACAGAATCCCGCAAACCGCCCCTTCTCAGCAGTGGCTCATCCTCTGGGTAGCCCTGGCGCTCACGATCCTGCTTCGTCGATTCCGCCAACTCAGCCCATGCCACGAACGGACCGGCCTCAGGCTGATACTCTCCGTATTTGTCTTTTACCTTTGCTTGCAGGAACTTCGTGGCCTTTTCCAAGGCCGAATGGTTGGCTTCGTGCTGCGCAAGCGCAAGCTCGCCGCAATGAACCGACGCCTCTAAAAAGCTGGTAAATTCATGTGGCATCAGCTCTCCTTGATCCACGACATTTCGCTCCACGACCAACGGCCACCATTGAACTGGCCAAAGATTATTCCTGCGGCGATGCGCTCGGTCGTCGTGAATACGAAGGGTTCATCAGGAGGAAGTTCGGCGGCCACATGCCACGGCACTCCGTTATGAACGAGCCAAAGCACGCCCGGAAGCTCGGAGCGCTCAACTAGTTTTTTATTTCTTGCCTCTTCTTGAACTCGTCCACGATCTTCGTCAGATCGGCTTCCGGGAAGTGCTCGGCAATGGCCAAGGTGATCTGGAGCAGGGCGGCATCACCAAGGCGTTCAGCAACGGCTTCGAGAGCTAAGACAGTCTGAGGACGGGGAACATTGTCGCCATCGATCTGTGCCGCGCAGTAAGCAGGGACAGCCATCGATAGATAGATTTCGTTCTTCGAATTCTCGGCGCCGATGATGCTGCACATGCGCATGCGGTCCATCGGGCCCATCCGGCGCACGATGATCTGGCGGCCGTCTTCCAGCGTGATGGGGGCAGTCCCGTGCGCCAGCACGGGCTTCGCCTCCGGCGTTGCCGCCTCGCCATTCGGTGGCGGATTGACCGTTACCTGCATTACGTCACCTGAGTCTTCGTCGTTGCATTGAAGGTGATCGTCTGTTCAACGCGAGCGTCACCCTTCCAATCCCCAGCATCGTCCATCTTGAGAACGACGCCAGTGTATTGCCATGTCGTCGTCGTTCCGTCAGCTTCCAGAATGACCTCCTGAATTGTCCCCGAGGGGGTATTCTGGCCTGCGTAATAGGCCCCCTCTAGGGCGGCAAAGAAGGTATCGACTGTCGGATTAAGCCTGTCAAGCTTAAAGCTTCCCGTCCAGCCATCCGGGATTTCCCCGAAATATGTCATGCCGTCCAAGCGCTTCGACTTTAGATCGGTGAACAGCGGCTTCGCCGTGAAGCTGGTCAGCCCCGTCATCGTCAGATTCCCGCTTGGCGTAGTGACGGTAAGGCTGACGTCTTTGCCGACGGAAAAACCATTAACAGGCATGTTGCTACCTCATTTGGGTTTGGAAAGGAACTAGGTGTTCGCTTGCGCTCCGGCGCGCTGGATCACGACGGACTGGCCGCCCTGCAAGTTGACGATGAAGAATTCCGTGATCGCCTGATATTGCACCTTCACATCCGCCTGCAAATAACCGAGCGCGGTCCGCGACAGCGGGTTATTGGTTCCCTTCCCGAGACCCATATTCACCTGCGCATCGTTGATCATCCCGTTCGGCATGCCCGCGGAAGGCAACTTCATCGCTGAGAAGAAGGAATTGAGCGTCGCTTTCGTGTTCTGCACGAGGGTCGGAGTGATCGGCTGACCGATGACCGTACCCATGCCAGCGTTAAGCGTAGCGGCAATGTAGTTGGTCATCCGGGTGTAATTGTCCCCGTGAATGACCGCATTGCTCGACGAATTATGGCCGAACTGCGCGCCGAAATAGTTGCCCCCCGGGCAGGGGTTGGCGATCACATCGCCACGCGTCAGACCAAGAGCCTGCAATTCCGCCTGGCTGTATTTCTGGTTCGCATAAGATTTCTGCGTACCGATGATGCCGAGAAGGGGTTTGTTTAGCGTGCTGAGGTTCGGGGAAAGGTTAGCCAGCAGACCCGCAATGAACCCTTGCGGCGAGATGAGGCGCACAAGCCCGTTCACATTGTCGTTGATATAGCACCAATCCCCGAACAGCAGTTTGATGGCGTAGCTATCAACGCCGTTATTCGCAACTTCGGTCGCGAAATTCGCCAGCGTGTCGCCGGCGGGGCTCACCGCGATCATGTAGGTGCCTTCGGACAGACCGTAGGCGACCTGTGTCGTCCATTCGGTCGGATCATCGAGATCCGTCAGCATCGCCACACTCGTTGCCGTGTTGCGCAGGGCATACATGCCCGAGCGTGGAATAGTGTCCACACCCACCATCACGGCGGAAGTGATCGTCGTAGCACCATCCGTGCCGCCGCTAAAGCTCAGCGTCTGCGCAACGGCTGCGCCGGTTGCGGCACCCAAGCTCGCAACGACGAGCTGCGACGGGCCGCGCAGGCCGCTCTGGCCCATATTAATGGCGTTGACGATGTTGGCGTAGAGGGTGTTTCCGGTACCACCGATGTTGTCGAAGACTTCAGGGACCTGTCCCGGAATCGCATTCGTTACCTTAAACGTCGGATTAGCATTTGTACTGTTGCTGCCGGTGGAGATGGTCGTTACAAGCTGGTTGCCCAGACTACCCGTGTAGAAGGCGCTCAAAGTGACGCCGGTGGGGAACGTCAAATTGAATGTCGCTCCCGTGCCACCCCCGGACGTTGCGGACTGCGCGACGGGGTTGGTGGGGATCGTCGATTGCGTATAGCTTCCGGGGGTTGTGACAGAGACCGTCGCAACCGCGCTGCCGGTTTTGGTAAGGACCGTGAGGACGCATCCGCCGGGAAGTGTGATCGTGTCGCCGACGTTGTAGCCGGTACCGCCCGCTGCGACCGCAGCAGCCGACGCAGCCGCCTGTTTGAGCGGCGCCGAGGCTGCAACGTCCGTACCGTCCGTGACGCGCACGAGCCGAAGGGATGCCGAACCACCCTGTAGGGACGCGGCAGCGACCGCTGTTCCAAGATCATATTTGCGTGGCTGCATCGCACCGAACTGGATCGATGCATCCGTGACACCGCTTGCGATTGCCGGGCTGTTGACCGGACCCCATGTGGCCGTTCCAACGATGCCCAAGATGTTTGTCGGCACGCCGTTCAGAAGCGTCCATGAAGGCGGAACGATCTGGACAATGAGGCCGGGAACGATAAGGGCCGTGGTGTTGATCTGCCCTTGCTGGACAATCATGGTCGAACTCCGTCTATGGGAAAGGGGCTACGGGAAATCTGGCCTAGTCGTGATGCTCTTCCGGAGGCTGCTCGACAGAATTGATCACTTGCTCATGCTCCGCGGCCACGACATGGACTCTATTGGGACCGCTCAAGACGTCGGCGATGACCTTCTCATCCGTGATGACCGATCCCTTCTGGTAAGTCAGGAAGTCGGATTTGACGACGAGCACGCGCATGGGTTCCTCACATGTAGATGTTTTCGATGAAGGCTGATTCGAGTTCGAGGTCAGTGCGATCTTCGAGCAGAAGTTTCCCGCCGCTTTCTAGAGCAATTCGGCCGATAGGCACAACGCCACCGTTAACATTGACCTCGAGGATCGTGACTTGCGGCGCCTGCGAGGCGATGGTCGTCCCGTATTCGCAGGAGTAAATCAGGTCACGACGATAGATCTCTTCTTTCTGAACCGTGTCCGTCACCGGGCTGCTCACGTAAATCAATCGGCATCCCGTGCCATCCGGCATGCTGAGAAACTGCGTGCTCTTGAGAACCGGATCGAATAACTTCGCAGCGTTATCCCGCAAATCCGGCGATGGGCACCAGAGCGTGATCATCACGTTGCGTTTTTGTCGGGCGACTTCCTGAAGCGCAGTTCCCACAACCCCGATACGCGGCTTGATCGAATAGGCTGTCGGGACAGAAATTACCGGACCATTTGAGGTGGCCGGCGTGTTCGTATTGATCAGCGCAGCGAGGGCCGTCGCAATCGAGGTGAGAGTGTCTCTCGCTTGGACAGCGTAGGAATACCCAACACCATTAACCACCGCGGCCACATTCTGCGGCACTGTCACTGTTCCGCCGACCGTGAGGCACGGAGCACCCTCCAGTTCTAGGGCGCCGGAACCGCCTTCCAGAAGGAACTCGCCGCCGCCTTCTAATTCAACATCGCCGCCGCTTACGACACCCACCAAAAGAGTGAGGGTCGGCGCAGGTAGAGGCAAGACATCATAATCGAGGCTGTATCGTGTAACGTTCTGCTCGACACGGGTCGAAAACACCGATACGTCGACGGTCCCATTTGCCATATCGACATCGAGTTGATTCGGCTGGGGCCATCCCCGGTAAATCTGGGTATTGTGCGTCTTTCCTTCGGCATCGAGGACAGCCGAGGCGTTTTCGGTTCCGAGCGGATAGGCCAGTTGGGTCAACAGCGATTTAATCGCCTCTTCGACATCAGATATGTCAGCCATCAGGCGTCCGTCATCATGGCAGTCAAGCGATACCCCAGGGACGTCAGTTCTACAGAGCTCGCCACGTAGCGTTGGCCCAGATCGTCGATGATCAAATCGCCGAGCATCACGCTACCGACCGCCGCAGGAAACAGCAACGTCCACCACGGCGACCGAACATCGGAAGGAAGATTCGCATCGTCTTTTTCGCCCTTTGTCCCCTGCAGAATGCTGCATGGCGCATTCGTGGCGTAGGCAATTTCGTTGGTGGCCGTCATACCGCTATAGGCTTGCGCGCCGCTCCCGGACTGCGGCTGCGGACGCGAGATCGAAATGATTCGATTGCACTGCACAACCAGTATCGGCAGTAGAGGCTGCATGCCCGCAATGAAGAATGTCCCTTGCGGACCGACGAAATAGTCACCCACCGAAAGCGACGTGCCGTCGACCAGCGCGTACCAAGTGGCTTTGCCATACTTATTGGGCTTTTTATAGCCCATGTCTTCGGCGTTCAGCGAGACCGGAAGAGTCGTCACGGCCGTGCCGGGGAAACTTACTCCCTCAAGCCGGAAATCTCCGCCGCCCTCAAGGAGCAGATTTCCGCCCCCTTCAAGCTCAAGTCTTCCGGCAGGGCGATAAAACTGATAGTTCGAGCCCAGAACTTGCGCAGATTTGCCGTAGCCCATCCAAATCTTGGCTTGGACCAGAGCGCCGTTCATGGTGAGTTCCTACGTTCGAATGACCGACGCGGCAGCACCCAATCCCCGTCCCGGTTTCACGCCGATGTAGGCGCACAGCTCACGACGCTTGAGGTAATAGAGATTATTACGGTCAGAGACTTCGTTCTTGTTGTGCTTCCACACCGCGGCCGTGTCGGTATCGAGATTTGCCGATGCCCCCACAACTGCGGATTCCAGCGTGTAAAGCGACGGCAGGAAGGTCGTCGTTATGACGCTAGCCTCGTCACTGCTCATGTTCTGGAGGCGAAGCGTCAGCGTTGCGTAATCTTCCTCAAATACCCATCCGAAGAAGGAATATGACGGATAACCCGTGAATCGGATGATGTCGACGAGTTGAGCTTCATCGAAGTAGGGAGCGCTAAACATGGAGCCGGTTCCCCTTTGACCTATTCTGTGAAGCCGTGATTACCTGCAAATTCCAATGGACATGGAGACCGCAAGATAGCTTGCCTTGCAATGGCTCGATGTGGTCAACCTCCATCTTTATCCCTGTTTCCTGTTCGATCTCCACGGCCCGCAAATAAACTGCTTTGATCGCCTCCCGATCTGCCCACCGGGGGCAAGCTCGCCTTTTGCTTAACTGATAAGCGTTCGAGATTTCTCTGAGTCTGGCGATGAACTCAGGTTTGTGGCGATGTCTCTGATAGTATTTTCGATTTCTCTTACGGCGACGTTCGCGATGCTCCGGCGTCTGTTGCACGATTCTCACAGGACGACGAAGGTATTCTTTGTTCTCAGAAGACCACCGCTTCCATCGCTCCTTTAATTTCGCCTTGTTCCTTGTGCGATAGTCGCGGCCGTAGTTCCTAATTTGCTCGGCTTTGTCCTTACGGAATTTCTTCGCATAGGCAAGGTAGGCATCGCGATTGTTCTGCCGCCAACGAAGACTCACCTTCCTGCCGCATTCGCGACAACCTGGCTGCAGCCCGTCTTTACTTGCCTTACGGACGGCGAAACAGGATAGCGGAAGTTCCACGAGACAATATTTACATGACTTCAACCCGCTCATCGGTGGCGATAATGCCCGCTCAATGAGCGAACGTCAACTATTTGACCGTCTTGCACTGAACGGCACGGCCAATTATTGAGCGGCCAGCTTCCGTTCCGCAGCCTCCGCGCGCGCCTTCCATTCGTCGCGTTCGGACTCCGCCTCTATGACCAGGTCTTCAGCGACGCCAAGTTGCTTGCGCAATTCCTCAATACCCGCAGCCTCCGCTCTATGGTCGCGAGTTGGCACGAGATGTTCGTCTTTCTCGTCGAACAATTCATGCTTGTCATGGTCGAAGTCGGAAATATTGATTAGCGCGAGGCCGTCTTTCGTGGGGGCTTTGACGCGGATCGTAGGAACTAATCGGTGGGGATTGGTGCTCATCGAGATCTCCTTGTCAGAGGTAAAGGGCGGCGATCATACCACCGCCGCCCTTGGCGGCAGAAGAACCTATCAGCCCGCAACGCGTGTTGCAAGCTGCGGCCTCAAAAGACCTGTGCCCCAGAGGACGTCGAAAGCGAACCTCGTCCGGTGGAATTCCTGCCTGTAGCTGAGTCGCATCGTGATTTTCGACACGGGATCAGCCACATAGAATTCATCGTCGATATCCTTCCCAAGGTTCATCGGCTTCACAGGGCGCGAGGCGAATGCGAATGCGTCGCGGGCGAAGGCGAGGTTGACCACATGGCTTGCGGCGACCGTGATCGTCTCGCCGCCGGCAAGAGCGACTGCCTTCGGAGGGCTTATCGCCAGATTGACGTTCGTTGAGGCAGATGCCTGCGTGGCGTTGGCCGTCAACGTATAGGTCTGGGTATCGCCCGAGAAGGTGATAATGTCGCCAACCAGCAGCGCACATGCGCCCGTCGATGCAGCCGTGGTCGCGACCACCGTGCTCAGACCGGCAGCCTGTGGGGTTGACGCTTGCGCGGTCAGACCGGTCGTGATCGTGCCGGAGGTGTGGGTCGGGACCTGCTGATCCATGAACCAGTCAAAGCCCAACTTGCGGCCGATTTCACCTTCGGTGATGACGCCTTTGTCACCCGATTGCAGATATTGGCTGAACGCGGGGAGAGCCAAGGCATTCGCTTCAGCAGCCGGATTCAGGACGAACCGGCGATTGGCGGTGGGTGCCAATTGCAGGCCAAGGACTTCGCGGGCCGCAGTGGCCGTCGTGAGACTGGATGCAAAGGGAGTCGTCCCTGCCGTGCCGGTATAGCCGTATACACCGGTGTAGTTGTTGAAGATGCTGGTGTTGATGGTCGTGGCCAGAGCTTCAACCGCCGCCGAAAGCTGAATAGGCACAATTCCGTCGATAACCTGTGCCAATTCTTTTTCGGAGAGTGTGAACGGCGCTTCATACCAGCTATCCAGCGGAATGGATGCAGTCGTCGGAGCGACGTTCTGCGGATCAGGAGCGTAAGCGCCCGGAACCACCGCAGTGGCCTGCATTACGGACGGCACGGGCACCTGAATGACTTCGCCCTTTTCCTTCACCTCACTACCGAAATCGGCATTGACGAGGCGCGGCATCACTGCGTTGTGGCGCAGCGAGTCCAGACCCTGCGCGAACAGGGTAGGGATGACTGAACTGAGAGTGTTATTCACGGTCATGGGATTATTCGTTTCTGCCGGACGATCCGGCCGCTGGTGTTAAGGGATGGTTCTTCATGTCGCCAGCCCCGCCAGCTTGGTCGCGTCCCACGCGCCGTCTTCGATTTACGCTACTTGTTTCTTCCCGCTTGCAATGTCGGCAAGATTGTCGAGAAATGCCTTGGAATCGTTGCGGTTGATCTTTCCTGCCGATCCCGGGTTACTGTTGCCTTCAGCCTTCTTCGCTCCACCACCCTGGCTTTGCTCGAACAAATGGGGCGCAGCCTCCGTAAGTTTTCCAGTGATGTATTCCGGAACTGTCAATGGATCGCCGGTCGGGCCGAACAATTGCTTTTCACCGTCGAAGGCAACCGCGACGCCGTCCACAACCTTGAAAACCTGACGCGCCCGCAGGAGTACGTCATCAACTGCGCCGGCCCGCACACCAGACTTTGAAGCAGCATCGCGCACAGTGTTGTCGATCAATAGCCCTTCGAGCTGGATTCCAAGCTTGCGCTTGTCATCCTCAATGGCCTTCTTTTCCTTCTCAAAACCAGCCTTGGCGGCGTTCACGCGCTCGGCGACCAATTCGTCCACCTTGTCAGCAGCAATCAGTTTCTTGGTGCGCTCTTTCTCGGCTTTCTCGCTCATCTCGCGATATAGCTCAGGATCGATGTTCGCGAATTTCTCCGTGAGTTCCTCTATCTGTTTTTTGAGGGCAATGTTGCCGTTGCGAAATTCATCAAGCTTCTCTTTGCCAACGAGACCTTCGACAGCAAGACTGAACTTACCGTCTTTCTCAACATATAGATCACGATGGGCTTCGGGGATCTCCTCGAGCTTTGCGTAGGCGGCCTTGATAGTCATGGTCTTTCCTCCCAGGAATTGCCGCGCACACCGTGCGAGGCGGTTTAGATTACGTTTTGGTCTTTCGGATCGCCCTCTGTGCCCGGCACAGGTTGTGCTTTGATTGCTGCGATTTCCTGCTCGATACT